TTGATAAGTACATTGAACAACGTGAACAGGAGTTACGTTATCCGGTAACGCCGGTTGATGAGAATGTTGGCGGTGGTCGGGCACAGAACGGGTTCGACGATAGCGAAGACCGGTTAATTATCACAATAGATGAGGATAAGCGGATTAACGCACTCAAGAAGCAACGCCAAGTTATCGATGACTGCTTAGATGAAGTGGGAGAAGACACCGAGATTATTATTGACGAGCTGTATTTCAGAAAACGGCCTCGATATACGATTGATGGACTAGTTGTGAACCACTTGATTGGGTGCAGTCGAGCAACTGCATTTAGATTGAAAAAGCAATTCATTTCAAGCTGTGCAAAACAATTGGGACTTTACTCTATGAATTGAGACTAAACTGGTATTTTTGACCCCTAGTTTGGGTGTAAATTGGTAACATAAGCGATTGATGAAATGGACGTGCATAGCTCAACGGCAGAGCAAAGGAAATACGGGTTCGACTCCCGTTACACGTATTGTTATTAAGGACCTTTAGCTCAGTTGATTAGAGCAGACGGCTCATAACCGTCCGGTCGTTGGTTTAAGCCCAACAAGGTCCATTGGTCAGCAGCCACGGTATTGCGCAATACTAAAATGCAAGTTATACGCTAAGCTTAAAAGCGTAAGTCGACGGGTGGTTGAAACGTGGCTAAAATAGAAAAAGCCCACGTCAGGAGGCTCATTACCGCGCGTGGTTCGATTCCACACCAATCACATTTAACGAGCGTTATCTGAGACTTATGTGAAGATAGTGCTTACAATGGAGCTGTATTAGGGAATACCCCCAAAAACATTTCCTAATACATCTCCATTTGCATTAGCCAGCATTGCATCGCTGGCAATCATATACCTGGTCGTCTCTAACGAGGCGGCCTTTTAGTTTGGAGTAATGGCAATGAGAAACTATCAACGGGACAACTTAATATTCGGCCTGCTGATGGTGCTGCTCATTATTGTGTTGGGAGTGTGGTTACATGCGACACACTGAGTATGGTTATGTTAGCCCAACAGAGAACCATTGCTGTCGTGACTTAGAGCGTTGGTTGGATGATAAGAAGAAATGTGAGCGTCGTGCTAAGAAGCATGGCACTTTTAGTTTAGATAAAAATAAGGAGGAAGCAATTATGAATTTTGGTGAAGCACTTGAAGAATTAAAACGAGGTAATTGTGTTGCACGTAAAGGTTGGAACGGCAAAGGCATCTTCATTAAATTGAAAAAGGGAGAATCTTTGAACACTCCCAATAATCGTTTTAATGAGGTTATGACTCACGACTTCATTTATATTGACACGACTGGGCTACGCACGAACAACCCGAATGCACCTATGGATCGAGTTCCATGGTTAGCCAGTCAAACAGACATGCTGGCTGACGATTGGGAGATACTAGCTTAATGGATAGGAGATGTTGATATGAAGAGGTTGCCAAATAGGATTCGAGTTAATGGAATTGATTACAAAGTTAAAGCAGTGAAACGGCTTGAAGACAATGGCAGTTCTTTATGGGGAATCTCATTGTATGAGAAAAATACAATTAAGATTCGTAAAGGGTTAACCAATCAAAAACAGCAACAGACGCTAATGCACGAATTAACGCATGTTATGTTTCATGAGATTGGATTAGATGAACAAGCAGATGATGAAAAGTTAGTCAATCAGTTAGGAAACGCGTTTTACCAATTGCTTGCGGATAATCCTAATCTAAGAAAGATGGGTGAAATCAATGAAAGTAACGATTGAAAGCAAAGTCGGTGAAAACCAACAAAATGTGAATATTGAGGGTAAGGTCGAAGACTGTATCAAGGTTCTATCGAAGATTGGGTACGGTGATGATCAGGAACCGAAAGAATATACAGAAAATTTGTACAAGAAAATAATGGAAAATGTGTTTAAGTAGTAATCAACAAAATCCTAAAGGATGGAGGCGTGGTGGTATGTAATGACACGCAAATTAACAGCAAAACAGCGCAAGTTTGCTAACGAATTTATCAAAACTAACAACGCATATAAATCAGCTATAAAAGCAGGCTACTCTAAGGCTTACGCTAAGAACGCTTCAATAAAAATGGTGGAAAATGGTGGAATTCAGAATTATATTCAGCGTAAGGTTGGAAAAGTTGAAAAATCTGAGTCCAATGAAGCTGACGAAGTGCTTAGAAATATTTACCGTATCAGTGCCGGCAAGGAAATTGAGCGTCATTATGTGCAGATTGATAATCTGGCTAAAGAAGCAGCAGGCGATGATGATTCGCTTGGTGCTCGCATGGGATACATGGTAGATAACACAACATTGACGCCAGCCTCAACTAAAGAGCAGGTAGCTGCAGCTGAACTGTGGTTCAAACTAAATGGCAAGCTCAAAAATGACAGCAAAGAGGTCGAAGAACAAAAGATTCGCAAGCTAGAAGCTGAAGCTGATGTGGCAGAACAAAAGGCTCACGATGCTAGAATCGGTGGCCAAGATGTTGGCAAGCAGTTTGACAAGATGTTCGAGCGGTTGAAGGAGGACAGCGACAAATGACGACTTATGCTGATTTGAAGTATACAAAGAAGCAAGTCGAAGTCTTCAAGCAGTTTGACCGTGACGACTGGTCGCTAATGATCAACAGTGGGGCCGTTGGTTCTGGCAAGACGGTCATTGACAATGACATGTTCTTGCGTGAGCTATTACGTATTGGCAAGCTAGCCCAATCAATGGATAAGAAAGCGCAATACATTCTAGCCGGATTTTCTAGTAAGACGATCGCTAACAACGTGCTGCAAGAAATCATGCAGGCTTACCCTATGCTTAATATTAAGTTTGATGTGCATGGCGCTTTTGAATTGTTTGGCGTGCGGGTTGTACAAGCCTATACGGGTTCAATTGCTGGTATGGCATCTATTCGTGGTATGAATGCCTGGGGAGCTTATATCAATGAAATGTCACTAGCTAATGAACAAGCATTTGCAGAAATTCGTAATCGTGTTCGTGGATTTGAAGGGGCTAGAATCATTGGCGATACCAACCCAGATACGCCAACCCATTGGCTTAAACGAAAGTACATTGATCAGGCTAAGGACGAGTCAAAAGGTATCATTTACAATCACTTCACGATGGACGACAATACATTTTTGCCTAAGAAGTACGTGCATGATATGAAGGCTCAAATGAGTGGCATGTTCTATGATCGCAGCATCTTAGGATTGTGGGTTGCTGGTGAAGGATTGGTTTATGGTGACTTCGATAAGTCCAAGAATGTTATCAGCCGCTCGGAATTTGATAAACGTACCGCGGATCAAACACTTAACTACTATTGTGGCGTCGATTGGGGCTACGAGCACGATACGTCGCTTGTGGTGCTTGCTGACGACAATCAGGGTAATACGTACTTGGTTGAGGAACATACCGGTAATTTACAACAGATTGACCATTGGGTTGGTGTCGCTAAACAGATACAACAAGACTATGGGTACAACATTCCATTTTATTGTGACACGGCCCGGGTTGAACATATTGATGAGTTTCAAGCTAATCATATTAACGCATTGTATGCCTATAAGGCAGTATTAAAAGGTATTGAAACGGTTGCCGGTAAAATTAAACAACGCCAGTTTATGGCTGTTCAAGAAGGCATGCAACAATTCTTGGATGAGGTTTATCAGTATGTCTGGAATGACAAAACGGGTGAGCCGGTTAAAGAGCATGACCATGTCATGGACGCTGTACGATATGCGATTGCAACTAAGTTGTGGAATCAAAAGAACGAACAACCGGATAACAGTTATAACGATCAGACTAAGCTATTAGCTGATAATGGGTTGATCGATTATCCTGATGATTTTTGGTGATTTATTCGCATTCAAAATAGACACTCAAAATGGACAGTTGATTAAACAAATAAAAAGCAGGTCTTAAGCTCACGGGCTTTGGCTTCACAGGGGATTTGGCCTTTTAAGTTGTAATGTCTATATAGAGTACACCCAGATTAGGCATTTAAGCATAGGTTTTGAGGTGACATTGATGGCAAAGCTCATGACAATGGAAGAATGGAAAAAACAAGCAACTACCAAGGATACAGCACCGCTTGATATGAATGTGTTTGAACCGATGCTGAATGGAAAACCACTAGAATTTACCGATAGAGGCATTTAACAAAGACATGGTGATATATTATCCATCAGATTAGCAAAATGCAGTTCCAGATTGCTGGTTTGATTAATTTAAAATATAGCAAGTTGACAGAAGAACAAAGCGATATAAACTAATATAAAAACA